AAATATAGGAACTATCAGTAGTGGTAATATAACTTCAAGTGGCACTTTAACTACACGAGGAGATTCTGCTTCAGCAGGCATAAATATAAGAAGAACAAACTCATCTTCAGGTGGTGCAAAAGGTTATATTGGATTTAAAGATAGTGATAATAAATTTGTTGCTTCTATTGATTCAAGAGGAACTGGTGTAAATAATTCTGGTGATTTAAGATTTTTTACAAGCACAGGTCAGTCATATTCAGGAGTTTACAATAATCCGTCAGCAACTCTTATATTAGGTACTGATAATAATGCCACCTTTAC